ATCCATGTCTAAGTATAGTGTAATCATAGTATAATTATACCTCAAAACTGAATTATTGTCAAGTCTTTTTCACAAATTTTGTCAAATCAGGTGGTTTCCAACCCTCTGGCTTCAGAATTTTGCCATCTTCACGTCGTTTTACCTTGCCTGTGGTTGGATCAACCTTTGCCATGTTGGTTTTTACGACTTCATTCCAAGCTCCAGCCACATCATAACCCTTCATGTGACAAAAACCCAGTGTTACCCAGATTAAATCCATGCAACCATCAAGCATTTCTACTTCATCACGATTCCAGTGTGCGTCAATGAACTCTTTAAATTCTTCTTCCATCAAAGATTTGTAAAGTGCAGCATTTTCAGGCGATGCTTTCTGATCACACGCATTCTGAAACATCAATACGTCAAGTGGCATTCCCATTATTTGTTCCTCTCAGTGTTAAAGTAGTATTCTGAATGAGTGAAGTGTTGTGATTGAGGATTCAATTCTGGATAATCTTCCAAAGTTGATCCCATCCCTTCGTGCCCATCACCCATATAAGGTTCTTCAAACCATTCATCTTGAACATAGTCAAGTGTTCCTGTTGGGTTATATCCGCATCCACGAATAAACAAATCAGCGTGTTCTAGAACATCTTCCAAGTTATCAACATAAAATTCATAGTTCACTTTAGTACCATCGGGATTTCCGTATAGGTCTACGTGTTCAGCGATAAGTGTAAATTTAGGCATTAGTCTTGCTCCATTAATGACCATTGCAGTCGTTTGATTTCATCTTTCAGATTTGTGTTCTCATACTCCAACTCTGAGATACGTTTCATGAAGTGAAGAATTGTTTCTTCTTTGTCATTAAGTAGTGGTAAAAATTCTTTATCCATGATTCTTTCTTTCTCAGCGTCCAAGTTCCGTTTTCGTTATCGATCCATTCTAGTACATCACCTTCTTTCCAACCAGCACCTTCAAGTAAATCATCGGGAAGAGGGAGAACTAAATCTCCGCTCCCATCATCTGCTTCTTCAAGTGTGATTGTCCAGTTATTCATACACGATTCCCAACCAGTTTGTTTCCTCGGGTAGAATCTCAATGGTAATACCATTTTCTTTGGCTTTATCAATCATATCACCGAGAACTGACATACCATACATATTGGTGCCATATCTATCTGAGTGACAAGAATAAACAGAACCAGAACTACCTTCAAAGTCAAAGCAGTACCCTTCCTTAATAACAGAAGTGATGCCACTGTTTAGTTTCCAAGAATCAGAACCAGCCCATCCACCATACCAAGAGGCAAATACCTTATGAATAGGTGGGTAGTCTTTTCCTGTAATCTTGACCACTACCCACTTGTCTGGATGATAGTCGCTCATAGCTCAATCACTTTCAATGCAAAGTTATCGGCAAGTTCCTCATGTCCGATGTAGCCACGTGGGTTACAAACAACACGACAATCACCGACAGTGTAGTCAAACAATTCATGAGTATGACCATGAGTCCACAATTTGATACCTGGACGATCCAACATAAATTCAGATAGATCGCTGTGGTAACCACCATTCATCAACTGATCGTCTTTGTAACGAGGATGGCAAGAGAAGTGCGATGGAGTGTGGTGTCCGACAACTACCATCTGCTTCCACGCTGGCATACCCTCATAGACAACACGAATGTAGTCCAACATTTTCTTGTGGTCTTCAACTGCGTCTTCTGGGCAGAAAACAGCAGGACGAGTTCTGAAAGTAGGCTTGTCTGGGTTTTCTGGATCATCAAAGGTTTTGTAGTTTACTTCACGATTGCTGTTGTCAACGCAACGAAAATCGTTCATCATTCTACGGATCCCATGAAGAGTCATTGGATCTTCTTTGTTCATATCAGTCCACAAAGTTCCACCGACAAACAAAGTGTCGTTTAGTTCAAAGGTTTCTTTGTCAAGGATGTGAAGGTTTTCCAAATAACCAAGACGTTTCTTCAGATCTGTAATGGTATATTTAAAATCGCCATGATAGTGTTCATGGTTTCCAGCAACATAGATGACATGTGGGAATTCTTTGGCGCAGTTAGAGAAAAACTCATGATAGCGACGAGACTTACCAAAGTCAACAATACCATATGGGTCTTGCTCCATAAGATCACGGGCAACGCAAATGTCGCCACTAAGAATGAGAACATCAACGTCTCCTGGGTTTGTAAGTGTGATTGTACCAAACTCTAGATGGACATCACTGCATAATGCTATTTTCATATAATTCTCATTGTATTGTTGCGGAATCGGAAGGACTTGCCTTGGAGACAAATGCCATGAGGTTATTCATGTCTTCACGACATTCCATATCATCACACATAATAGCAAGGCGAGCAAGAACGATTGCTGTCAAACTAAGGGCAGTAACTTCATTCTCAAATGCCAGCTTCATCAAAAAATCATCAATATCACTGGAGATCTTGATTAGTTGATTGTCGTTCATTTCGTAGTTCCTTGTAATATTTGTAGTTCCTTACCAACGCTTGGAATTGGATAGGTTCATGTTCAAAGTTTGGCAACGAACCATAGTGCTCAAGCAGTTCATTGTAAAATTGTAATACTTCTTCGTCAGTCATAATATAATTATACGCTAGATTTGAATTAAAGTAAAGGGTTATTTTAAACTGCGAATCCAGTCGAGATAGAAGTTGGCTTCTGACAAATCAGACTTTGCAAGTGCTTCTTCAATCAACTTCTCTCGCATTTCTTCTGCAACTATCCATACGCCATTCCCAGCATCGAGATATACATCTGACATATCAACTTTCTCCCAGACCTTTCGTTCCGAGTCCCAGCGAAGTTTGTATAGGGAGATCTTCTTTGATTTCAATTAAAGATCCAGTTCAAAAATCCTCTGACAATCATTCCTGCAAATGCCGCAAGAAGAATCAATCCACCAAGATACAGAAACACCATTCCCAGATTATTGTCAATCATTGGATGTCCTCATCATAATATTCAAAGATAGCTTCTTCATCGGTATCATTCAACGCTTCGTAAACCATCTCAAGAGGAATGCTTAGAAGTGTGGCAACTCGCTCTGGGAGTAAACCTTCCACTTCAATCATTTCAATAATTTGATTTTCAATCTCCACGCTTAATCTCCTTTTTGTGCGCCTGTCTTTCTGATTTCCAGAAAATACGCTTCCAGTCCTTTAGATGCTTCCACCACTGAGGACTCCTCGTCAGATTCCCCTGCTTCACGTTCGCCATAAAGTTCCCCTCCAAAATCTTCAAGCACTTTGTTCATTCGTTTGATACGTTGCATATTGCCAACTACATCTTCAGGATGCAGCCAGTAGCCATCGGGATTTTCGTCATCCTTTGGGTTTGCATTCCACTTATCCAGTTCAGACTGAAGATAGTCCCTATACTCGGTAAGTGTCAATCGTGTAATACTATAGCACGTTTCCATGTCCAATGCGATCATGATAATTCCCTTTCAATTTGTTCATTCCAATGTCTATGCAGTTCAGCATATGCTTCCAAAATCTCAGTGGGAATAACATCACCCTTGGAGATACAACTATCAATGGCACGACCAAGTGCACGTGCCAAACGAATTTCTGTAAGATCAATCATTCTATTTCCTTGCGACGTTTCATACCCTTTGCAGGGACATATACTACCCAGCGAAGTTCACCATCCACCTTAATTGGTAGATCCAGATGACAGAGAACCATGGATGGATCTTCATAATCCTCCCGAACTACCATACCCACCACAGGAACCTTCCCTACCTTGCCAGATACACGATCTCCATATACCCAACGAGGAGAAGGTTTATTTTTATCACGCTCACTAAAGTATCGTTCAAGACTTCCCATTACCAATGCCTCCAAACACCTGCCATAATATGTAGACAGGTTATCATTTCAATTATTCGCATCAGCCAGTATAAAACTCTATTATCGTTCACAAGCCAAAGTGATCCAAAACATCAACTGCAGTACTCTTTAGAATTACTTGAGTTTCATCCCCATACTTCTTTGCAGATTCTCGAATCACATCGGAGCACTCGAAGATTACAGTTCGAGAATACTCCAAGAGGTAAGAGTCGATCCACTTATCGAAGTTCTCACGCTCAGCTGGCACTGGAACCTTTTTAAGAGTCTCAAGCGCAATTTCCTTAATACGGTTATTCATATACATCCTTTACAACTAATAAGACTATTTTACCTGATTTTTGAATTTAGGTAAAGTCATCCATTCTTGCAGGATCTCTCGAGCCTCGCTATTACTAAGAGAGAACGACCCTGCAAGATACGGTGCAGCCCCGAACATATTGGTTAATCCGCTTTCCCTAAGAGCATCGAGAAATTTAAAATACACTTCTTTATTCTTCATAATAAATCCTAACAAATCAAAATAAACAAAAATACTGCAAGAAAGGGATGTCCAGTGAATAATAGACATATCGCCAAAATGCAACCATAAAACGCTCGATCATCCATAATTAATCCCCTTGTTGCTCATGTAGTTCCAATACAGCTTCTTCCAGTAGATCTGCCAATTCTTGATTGGAAAGACTCTGTAGCTCATCGGGTGAAATGTCCATGTATAACTGAAGATCGGGGAACTGAACCAGAATCTCTGTAATACGGGCAATAATAATGTTTCTCATTGATAACCTTTCACGGAAAATTTTTCCACGGGAATTTTTTTTGGGGCTGTGTTTTTGAAAACTTTTAGGGTGGATTAAGTCGCTTGTTAGAATGAGTACCCCACCCCTTCGCTACGCTTCCCATAGGACAAAAGGGGACCCTAAATCTTAAGTCACTCATTTTTACCCCTACCCCCTTATGCCATATACTTACTCAGTAGAGCCATAGCCTTATCGCATTCGCTGTCTTCGATCTCATCCAATTCAGCCAACATTACCATCTGCTCCAGTGTATCCACCATGTTCATTGTAGACTCACTCAGTCCAGATTTCCATTCATCATAGTCCTCTGCAGAGTCGATTGCCCACATGGTGTCCAGTAGCTCCACCTGTGTAGTGGATAGTCCAGTAATAGTGATCATGCTGCTGCAATCCTTTCATTCCATCGTTGGTCAACTATGTCCCATACAAATTCAATTGGACATTCGAGTCGTTCTGCTATCTCTTTACAGTTCATGCGTGTTGTGTCAAGCAATTCGTTGATTTCATAGTCCAGGTTAGACATGTAGCTCATGGATACCCCCCCCTATGCGGTTACTTTGTTAAGAAGATTTTCCACGGCAGCGTATGCCTCTTCGTCTTCAGTGTCACGGATGGCGTCAAGTAGGTCAACCAGCGCCATTTCCAGTGTAATCATTTCGTCTTCAGTCAGAGTAATTGTATGCATGGTGTTCCTTAAGCAGTCAACATGTAAGTAGCAAGGTCTTTCCAGTCAGTATTGCTGGCACGAACCTTTGCAACAGAGATAAGTGTACGGAGGGAGATTTCCTTCACGTCTGCCTTGATTTCACGAATCAGAGCCAGAGCATCGGCTTTCACAGAAGCATCGTACTCAGGGAGAAATTCAGCTGATGCAGCGATGGTTTCCATACGCTCGATTTTCTGGTCGGTAGTCATGGAGAGGTCAATCATCATTGAACGACTACGGATAGCTTGGTCAATCTTGCCATCGTCCATGTTGGAGATGAAAATTACACGACCTTCAAAGTTAAAGCTACGTGGAAGGTCTTCATCCTTCATGTCAGCATTCCAAGAAATGATACGCTTGCCGTATGAATCCAGAGCAGACTTCAGAAGGTTCAGAGCAACTGGATCTTTCAGAACAGAGTCACAGTCATCAAACACGATGATGGATTTATTGTTCTCGAACAGAGTACGGTACAAACCCTTTGGAGTAGAGTAACCCTTAACCATTGTGAAGCAACGACGAGCATTGATCACTGAGCCAACTTGAAAGTCAGCCAGATCAGAGATGTCTTTGTAACCCTTAGACTCCAAAGTTTTTGTAACAGTGAAAGTCTTACCGAGACCACCTTCACCAGTGATAATGGCAGATGGCTGAACACCATCGGCAACCATTGAGACCAGCTTCTCAACGAAGTCAAAACGCTGGTTAATGTTAAACTGCTCAGATTTCGATTCCTGAATCTTTGTTTCACCCATGATCATGCTGTATGGTGCCTTTACGCCAGTAATCTTTTTGTAGTGGAATTCAACGACAGCTTCAAGACCAGAGCCAAGTGCCTTGCCAGTGGTAACCTTCTTGTCACCAAGCATAATTACAGACTTACCAGACTTATCGGTTTTTACAGAGATCTTCAAGCTATTCATTTTTCGTTCTTTCATCATCAACTCAATAATAGAATTATGCCTGAAGATCAATTTATTGTAAAGACCTTTCGGAATAACCTACTAGACTGAAGGGTTATTACTACTACTCGATCAAACCCAACACTGTAATTTTAGTCGCTTGTCAAATATTTGTAAAGTATTTTTACTCTTGCAGTTGCGCAAAAACAACGAGTCTATTCAGCGTCGTACCAAAGGTCTCCATCGGCTCTGGAGACTCCATCGGGCAGATCTGGTTTCATTGGGGGAAGATAAAGGTTCTCAGGGTTCAACTCCACTTCACTGAGAGTTTCCTTACGTTTGATGGCAGCACCTGTCAGCTGTCCCTTGGTGCGAGCCAGCCATGTCTTTTCCAGTGTTTCAGGGACACGACTTGAGATCTGCTGAGAGGCAGACATCTTTGCTTTAGTTTCGTCTGAGTGCTTACGGTGTTTATTGGAGCAGACTTTACCACAGTACGGTCCACGTTTCTTATGAAGTGTGCCGCAGAACAGACAGGTTTTCTGGCGATAACTCATGCTAAGCCACGTAGTCGCACAGAAACACGAGTTCTAACCGACATTCGTTCACTCCTTTTACAGACGCACTAAATAGCAGCTTCATTCTTCCTCAGTGGTCAGAAGGTTCATTATCACTTCACTTCCTGTAAACGTCATGGAGAGCAGCGAGTCGTTCTCCACACGGAAGGACTTCAGTGTCAGTCCCAGTGCCTTGGCAGAGGACAAGTACTGGTCAAAGTTGCAGTACTGGAGATTGGAGCGAGTGATTGTTTTGTTCATAGACTGATTATACAGCGTTCTCTCTTTATTGTAAAGCGAAGACCCTGTAGTCTGTAGGGTCATTTCACTGGTTCACATTTCAGGTTTTCATCACATTTCTCAAAGGTTCCGTTCTGAGTATTCATACGAATGATTTGATTATTATGTACTGTGACGGTATACTTGGCATTATCCACTGAGGGCATTGATACTTGATATCCTAGTAGGGCACACATTAGGGCTGTCAGGGCTATCATAACTTATTTCCCCATTCATCCGTTTCCTCTGCCCAGTGGGTTGTGATCCAGTCCTCAATACAGCGTTCCTCTGTAACTTCATCGCTCTTACCTGACTGAAACATTTTTCTATTCCAGCTGGTCCAGTATGCCTTTAGGATTTGTTCTTTATTCCAAGTTTCTTGTACGTGCTGACCAAACTCACCTGGAAATACAATTGTGTAGTATTTCATAGTTGCCTTTGTAGTTGACGAATAATATTGTATTTCGTTGGCTCAGTCATGATTATTGCAAGACCATCAACGATTTCTGCCAAGTCTTTCCGTTCACTCCACGTTCCAATGAATATTCCATTTGGATTACGTAAACCTCGTAACTGGTCTGCACGATGGAGTATTGTGTATTCTGATAGTGAAAGAGTTGTTTCTCCCTGTGCCTGACGACGATTCAAATCCTGGATAATCCAGTGTCGTGCTTGCTCGGAGTTTCCACCGATAACCAGTTTCTTCATTAGTATATACTTCCTTCCTGTCCTGGATCATTTGAATTAGTACAGGCTAGAGTGTGATCCGTTGCTCTTGGACAGCGTTTGTTCCCGCAGCTTGGACATAGCCTCATGTATACCGAATTTGGATCTTTATGGTCCACTGGTCTGCACGTATGGCACCAGCAGCGTTTTCTTGCAAACTCAGCTTGCTTCTCATGGGTGGATAGTTCATATCCTTTATCGGACATGTCGTCAAAGGGATTCATATCTTATTTGCCAGTCGTAGTATTCGCACCTGATCGTTTGGAGCCAGATATGCTCGGACAAGTACGTGACGTTTAAATGTAATGGGATCGTCCATGTGGGTGAATTCCACAAGGTTATTCTCAAGCATGTAAGTTGCCATTTGATGGATTAGGTCAGACTTCAGCTTATGCTTGGCTTCGTCGTCTCCGTCCTCAATCATCATACGGAATTCCTCTGACATGATGGCTGTACCCTTGACCATCTTACCACCGATGGCGTAGTCATACGTTTCGAATAACGGATCGGTTGTCATTTGTTTGCAGGGACAAATACAGGATCAAGAGCATCCACGTTGAGTTTATCGAATTCCAGATGGAATGCTGGAAGTGGTAGGGTATGTGGATCAACTTCCTGGCTCATGTCATATGCAATAGTCAGGTGTGGTTTGTATTCTGGATAATCAGACGTGGCACCTTGCTTGGTCAGATCGGAATTCAATCTGGTTGCATAGGGACAGTTGACTCGCATTACCAGACACTTGCCATTACTCTTTGTGGGGAATACTTCATAACCAGTCACGTGTGCCTCAACTGGCAGTGGACTATGCATATGAAGAAGGTTTTCAGCTGTGGGAACAGGTGATCGTGAGTAGATCACAGTGATATGATATGTTGATTTGTCTACACGCTCAGACAATCCCAGATTCATTTCAACGAAATTATCCAGTAATTCCTTTGACTGCTGGGATAGGTTCAGGGATACGTAAGTACCATCCTTATGCTTTGCGTATTGCTTCAGTGTTGCTAGTTCCATATTCTCTTTCAATTCTTGCAAACTCATCGTCTTCATTATGAGCATCTTGTATTTCAGTGGGAGTTGGTAGCCATCCCATGGCTTCATCGGCACTATCAAAGTACGGACTCTGGACTGAGTTTCTGTCGTTTACCCAGAAATAGGTATACGTGTTCATTCCACTGTCACGATACTTGATTAGTTTTAGGTTACTTTGTTGAGCCACCATACACCTGCGATTCCAGATATGCGATACGTTGGTTAGCAGAAGCCAGTTGTTGCTCAAGTGCTTTCATTCCCTCTGCCATTTCCAGAATGGCTTTGGTTCTTAGTTCTTCCAGTGTTTCATGGGAGATTGCAAAATCTGTCATAATTAGTCCCTCAATTTAATATCTGCTGGTTTCACGATTGCAAAGGTTTGGTCTGTGTCATAGGTAATGTAAACATCTCCCCATGTATCTCCTTCAAGGATCTGGCATACCACAGTGGCATTCTTGCGACCGACCTTGACTTCTGTTCCCTCAGGATACAGGCTTGGTTCGATTGTCATTGGTCAACGTGCTCCGCAGTGGTGATAGTTACGTTTCCGTTACTATCCTGTGCTGTAATTGGACCTTGTGTCTCAATGCCATTCTCAGTGGTAATCGGTGCCATGATGACAGTGAGTTCCTGTCCATTCACACTGATTTTATCTCCTACTTTAATCATTTGACTCTCCTGTAAAATTATATTTAGACGTCACTTCTCACCGAGAAGATATTTGTTCGAGATGGCTTTGAATGTCATGCCACCATCGACTTGCTTGAACACGATACCTTCACGTTCAACATCGGCAATCCTAGACTTACCCTCGGCAAGAGTTAGAAGTTCTTCAATTCCATCGTTCAGAACAAACATATCATCTAGCACTGGCGCATGGTTCAATCCCATACGTTCAATTAGATCACGACGAGCATCTGGTTTCAAGTACTCACCTGTCTGAATGTTATACACATCAAAGACACGGAATTCTGGTTGTGTCAATTTGTAGATGTTGCCTTGAATGCCTGGACCAATCAATTCGCCTTGGATAGCAAAATCCCAGAACTCGTCAACAGCCATCATCTTTTCTTGAATACCATCCTTGCGAGCAGTAGCCCAGAAAGAGTTACCTTCGGTTTCTTTCAGATCCATGTTACGTGAACATACACCGAACTCACCTTTGATCTGGTAAACAGTCATCGATGAACCTTCCAGCTTCTCAGTGACTTCAAATACAAAATCACGTGCTGCGTCAATTTCTTTCTTCAGATTCTGGACACGCTCTTGGTCTGTCTTTGGAATCAGAGTTGGAAAGTTACCCTTACATACACCTGCCAGCTGAGCATTCATGGGCTTCTCCCACTTCACAATGTTCAGTGGAAACGAAACATCCAAACCCTCAAACAATTCAGAATCAATGTTCTTGCATGCTTCATTCAGTGGCATCAGCAAACCTTGAGAGATCTGTCCACGCAACTTGATTGTGCGCAGACGTTCACCTTTGATACCTTCGAACTCACGTGGCTCCTTACCTTTACACAGGAATGGTGCCAACTCAAATGGAATCCAAGAATCAATTTCAAAGTACACAGCCAGATCTCCTTCTTTATAGAGACCTTTCTGTGCCACAACTTTCCAACCACCGACAGTGGCGCACTCGATCGCATCTGCTCCCTCGATGGGATTCAGTGCATCAATCTTACGAATAGTAGCCAGTTTACGCATTTTTAAACTCCAAAATTGTCTGGCAACCAAATGCCATCATTACTAATATAACCACCAGTGGACGAATGCTTTTCGTCACTGTCATAAGTCATTCCCAATGCCTTCATCATCTTGTGCTTGACACGGAGATTTGGTTGACGATAACGATCGCTCGGTGTAAATCCCATCATCGTTGCAACTTCAACCACAGCACCACTGCGACAGATACCAGCGTGGCAGTGAACAACCACATTCATGGCATTATCAATGGCACGTTGGAGTAGACGAACGATCTCTACTGCTTGCTCGTCTTGAATCTTACACTCGTCCTCAAATCCGTCAGCGTCCTCAGCGTCCAAGAACTCAAACTCATAAACCTCTTTGAAGGGATACTTGATTTTACCGAACTCTGTGGCTGGATCCTGAATGCGGATGAGCATGGAATTTGTTCCAGCATCGTAGTGGTGTCCATTGAACACATCACTCTTACTCACGTTTTCGATAAACCTTTGTCCCATATCAATCCCAACTTTTCTTGTCACCAAATTCTTCATTGTAATCGTAGCCAGCGTGATACGCTTCAAATTCATCTTCAGCCAGCGCCACCATCCTTGGACCAGACATACCACCGACACCACCACGATGCGGATCACGTGGACGATTGTAGTAGCTGTCTGCTGAACCACGATCAAAGAATGAGCCATGGCTCTTGTCATATTTCTCAGTTGCCACTTGGGCTTCTTTGTAAGTCATCATAGCGTCACCTGCACATTGAACCGCTCACGATTCATTTTGTTATCATACAGACTGATGGTGGTGGCACGACCGATGTCGCCATCTTTTTTCATCTGCTCATAAACCTGACGGACAGCCACGTTCACTGAAGAACTGTCGCCGACACCACGTTTGATGGAAGCAGCAGTTGTGTAAAACGAAATACCATTGACAATCACTCTAATCATTTCAAACCTTTCATAGCTTTAACACCTGAGTTAGCAATCAAACCACCAACGACAGCGATCAACAGAATCAGTGGCAAGTCATCGACTGGCGCATTGTCAAAACTGGAGCCAGCAATGATCAAAATAAACAAACCTGTAAAAGTACGGATAGAACCTTTCATGCGATCTCCTTAAACCAACGATTGACGTGGGAAACCAACTGCAAAACCAGAAGTACCAGTGGAAGCCACACGAGTGGTCTTGCCGTTCATTTTGGTACGTGGAGCTTTACGAGCTTTGATAACTTCAACCACACCACCACGCTTCAGAAACATGGCGACCTGTTTTTCAGTCTCGGCACGGAGTTCAGCTTTGCTTTTAAAAATCACGTTTTTCATCATAAGTTCCTTTTCTCAGTCTATGTAATAATTATACGTCTATTCTGATTTATTGTAAAGCACTAAATTCACTGAAAAAACTCCACTGGAATCAACGAGTTACAAGTGAAAAACCCTCCATTTTGGAGGGTTTTAGGGGTTTGGCTACTGAAAATACGTTCTATTGCTGGGATTTCTCGATCTCGGCTCTGTACTTTTCCTGCAATTTTCTGACCAAGCCAGTGGATTTGGCGTAGAACTGCTCAGCTGGTTCAGCTGGCACTTTCATACCTGACAGCTTGAAGATCTCATCGGCTCCAACCTTGTTCTGCGCAGCATTCAAAATGATTGCAATGGCTTTACGTTTCGTTGGGTTCATTGACTTGTGAGCAACTGTGATGTTGAAGACCAGTGGCGACTCGATACCAAGTTCCTTCAGTGTTTTCATCTTCGGTGCTTGTGTCAATCGAACAGGACAACTGGCTGCGAATGCTTGTAGGTTTGGATTCTTGGTCTTCATGGACTCATATGATTCATAGCGATCAATGACCATAAAGATTCCGTTGTTCCCTGCCATGTTAATCAACGCATCGTTGTTTGACTTGAACACGATATACTTGGTAGTGAACTTGTATTTCTCTCCAAGTGCCAGTGCAGTGAGATGCGTTGCGTTACCAAATCCAACACCACCAACTGTAAGTTCTTTATTGGCATTGATCGGTCCATTGGTAATCACAGTCCAGCACGCATCACCAAGAGCATGAATAGGAATGTAGTCTGACTCAATCAATTTACCACTACTAACGTTCTCAACGAATGCTGGCGCAATAATACCAAGACTATTTTCATCCATGGATTTCAGCGCAATGATCTGGTTGCCACCTGGACGAAACTCAAGTACGAAAGTATAGATGTTCTGTGCTTTGTTCGCTTCGTCAATAATCTTAAACATTGCTGGTGTCCCAGAATGCGTTGCGCTGTATGGTGAATAGATCTTCACTGTTTCTGCGCTGGCACTGACTGCCATGAGCAAACCAACTAACAAACTTACTATCTTCATCACTTCTCCAATTTATTTAAACGAAAACTCAAATCACGATCTTCAGAGACCATCTGATTTCTGATGCGTTGTAAGTCATTCTCTAGCTTTGCAATTTTCATTTGCGTCCACACAAGAACGAACACAACGACTGTGAACGACAAACCCCAACCAGCGATAATGCCATACGCATACCACCAGAGATTACTTATTTCACCTACAAGGGATTGAATCGTTGGCAGCATCACCCACCTCTACCAGCTGCACGTGTTTGTGGCTTGTTAGATGTAATTTGATTGATTGCTTTCTTGACAGCTTTGGTAGCCTGTCCACGTGTCATACCATGTTCTTTCATGGCATTATTACGTGCTTTCTTTTTGGCTTTCTTCAACAACTTCTCAGCGTGGTATCTTTCCTTGAAAGATGGTACTGTTGCTTCACTCATGCTATCTCCTAATCAAATATAAACGCAAACGAATATGGTCTAGTATCATTGTATAAAGCATCACACTGTTCAATGATATCTTCGAGCATATACTCTTTATGGTACATCTCCTCACCAACACTTACAACAATTACTCTACTTGGTTGTAAGTTAAGTACAGCATCTGATAGCTGTGCTACGTAGCCTTTTTGTAAACATGAGAAGATAGATACTACACTTCTATCTATTCCTGTATTTTTACCAAGTATAAAATCGTCATGGTAATCACGTATTGTAGTTTTGTATCCAAGTGATTCTACAAAATCAGCTGCTATCTGTGGTCCACCTTTTGTATCAATAACTTTGATGTCATCATAAGCAGATAACAATACCTTGCTTATCCCATCGTCTATGTATGGGCTTCCTGGGGTGAATAATACCACATTTTCAAATAATAGTTCTTCGTGGAGTTGTTTCAACTGACGCAGTAAATTTATTGTTGCTCTGGCAGGATCTCTATCCGATTCCCAAACATTGAGTATTGTATAATCAACACCAACATCACGCAATACTTTATATCCTGCAGGTGCATTCAATTCATCATTACTGGTCATAACACCTATCCAGTTTTTATTGTCTTTGAGTTTCGTTATGATATTAACAAACTCAGCTGTCACTGTTGCTGTGTTGATGGGTAATCCAACTCTGGTTATGTCATAACTACTCATCAAATTTAATATTCTTTAGTGTTGGATCATCAGGATGATCGTCTTTCATTTTCTGTAGAAACTTAACTAACTTCTCAAGTACAGTGAATCCCACAAGCTGCGGAATAAATGCATGTACTAGCATAGACAATGACCATACAAATAATACAGTTGCAAATTTTATTGCCCAAAACATATGTGTGAAGTAAAACTTCAAACCACTTGTGGTTCTTGAATATTTGGCAGCGTCAGTTAGATGTTCTCTAAACCACATAGGAATTCCTTAACTTCATTAAATGGAGCATCGATACTTAGGCTGAATATAATTCGTTCCTCATCACTGGCATTGATCACGCAATGTTCTTTAGTTGTATCCATGAGAGTTGGTTTACCAATGGTATAATCAACTTCAGTTATATTGTATGTAATTGATCGGTGTCCTTCTGGAGCTGGTATCAATTCTCTATACAAAGTAACTGCTCTTGAGTTTGATTTTAATACCCAGTTAAGTGAGCATTGTCTACCGATATCTGTATGCCAATCATATACAGTCCATGGATTATTCTTTATGAATACACCACCACATTTACCAAATCGTTGCTGTAACATCTTAACAATTTTATTGTTATTGAATGATGATACTGCTTTAACTTGGTTGGGTTTATACCATACATCATACGTTGCTGACTCAGCTTCTTTTAACGATGGGCATTCGGTGATGTTATGTAAGTGTGCGAACATTATTTCTCTGCGTAAAATGTAACGAAGCCCAATCGGCTATTGATAATCTGAATATTCTTGAAACCGATACTCTTCAATGTTGACATATACCATTCAACTGAGTGTGGGAACATATATCCTTTAAGTTGTTTCTTCTTTTCTTGTATATACTCTTCGGAAACATTACACTCACGTTTAAAGTCATAGTACATATCTTCAACTAAATCGCTCTGTAAAGTTTTATCCGACAATACCAATACACCATTTT